TAGATGCTTTAGCTAGAGGTTCTTTTAGAAGAGACTATAATATGTATGGTCATAGTATTAGTTATTGGAAAAGACCTGGTGCTATAGAGAAAGAAATATTTGCTAACTTATTTGCAACTAGGCATGATAAAAAAGCTTATGAATTAGTTAAGAGCATAATACCAAACACAGTTAAAGAGTTTGAGAAAAGACTTTTGGAATTAGAGAAATTATAAGGTTAAGGAAATGATATTAACAAGAGAACAAAGATTAAAAAAATTATTAGACGTTAAATCTAATAAAGGTTTTTATGATTTGTATAAGGAAATATTCGATGAAGAAGTTCCTGAAACACAAACTAGAAACCCAAACGAAGAAATAGAGAATATCTGTAACGCTATTTATAATAATGAAAAATTAATAGCTAAGCCTCTTGCAAAAGATGCCTGGATATAATCTATATAATAGAATTTATATTTTGTTTATAAGTATAAGTTCATTAAAATATAACAAGGGCCGTGTCCCAAGGAGAAAAAATGACTGAAGAAAAACAAGTTGAAAAAAAAGAAACTGAAATTGAAAATAAAACAGAACAAGCAGATATTAAATCTGTTGTAGATCAAGAAGTTTCTAAAGCAATTAAAAACATAAAAAATAATTTAGATTCTGCATACTCAGAAAGAGATGCTGCATTGGCTCAATTAGAACAAGCTAAAGCTGAAAAACAAAAAGCTGAAATTGAAGCCTTAGAAAAACAAGGTAAACATGCAGAGGTTATGCAAATGAAACTAAATGAAATGGCTTCTAAACTTGAATCTTATGAACAAAAGAACACAGAATTGAGTAGAGATAATGCCGTGCGTACTCAGCTTAATGCTTTAAACTTTAAATCTGAAAAAGCAGCTAATATGGCTTATTCAGATATTGTAAATAGTTTAAAGAAAGATGCTTCAGGGAATTGGGTGCATGATAGTGGTTTAAGTATAAGTGAGACAGTGTCTAACTATGCAAAAGACGAAAACAATGCGTTTTTATTTTCTGTTAAAGCAAATATGGGAACTGGAATAAATCCAGCTAAACCATCAACAGGTAATACTCCTGTTAAAAATATAAAAGACATGACAACCGATGAAATGCTTAATGCTGTTGCAAAAGGGCAAATCAAAGTTGATGGTGAATGGTCTGTATAAAAGGCCAATCTTTTATAATAATAACCGTAACAAATATGTTACATAAATAATAAAAGGAAAAAACAAAAATGGCAATACAAAGTAATCAGTTTAATAACATTGCTCAAGCGATTGCAGCTTATGCACAAGCTGAAAGAGCAGATGCTGCGTTATTAACTTCAACAGCTTTAGTTGGTTCAGATGCTAGAATTACAGATTCTGGTGAAAATTATACTGGTACGTTAAGATGGTTAGATTTTACTGATCCAACAACTTTTAATAAGCAAAATGAAAATGAGTTTGATAGAAACTTAAATACAATGGATGTAAACAACAAATCTGCTGTATATATCAAAAACATAGATCATATTGCTGCTCAAGAAATGTCTATTCAAAAATTAATTTCTAAAGTAGACGGATTATCTTATTTAGGTTCTCAATTTGCATCTGTAAGAGCAAGAAGAGAAGACTTACAATTAAGAAATATCATGAATGGTGTAGCAGCTAGTATTTGGGGTGGAACATTCGTTGGTGCTTCAGATCCTGCACAAGTTGTAAACAGCTTTGGTTATTATACTGGATCAGACGCTAGTTCTGTTGTTAATCCACTATTTGAACTAGACACAAGTGCTAATACAAGATCAAGTTTCTTTGATACTTTATTAGATGCTATTACTGCAGTTAAAGGTGAATTTGAAGAACCTTTCTACTACTTAGTGACAGATACAGCTACTTATAATTTAATGAGAAAACAAAATGTACTTGACACAGCTCCAGTTGTAGATGGTAATTTTAATTTCAATACAATTTTAGGTGGTAAAGTAAGATTAATTATTAACAACCAAGCTTTAGTTGGAAACATTAATACTCCTAAAGTATCTTATTTAGCAAAAGCTGGTGCTGTTCATTATAGCGAAATTCCACAAATGAACCCAACAGCAATTGATAGAGATGAATTAGCTGGAAACGGTGGAGGATTAGTAACTGTTATTTCTAGATGGGGTAACATTATGCATCCAAAAGGTTTAAGTTGGCAAGGATCTGCAACTCAATATCCTGCAAATTTTGATCTTTCAAACCAATTTAATTGGACTGTACATGCTACTAATGTTAACCAAATGGGTATGTTCCCTATATTCCACGGTTAATTGTTGTAAATATTAGATACGGAGAAATATAATGGCTTTACAAAAAGGAATTAATTCATTTGTTACAGTTCAAGAGGCTGATGACTATTTTAATGATAGATTATATTCAGAAACTTGGTTTAATTCTAGTGAGTTAGTTGAACAAGCTTTAGTAACAGCCACAGGAATTCTCGATAATTTAAATTGGGGCGGCACGGCAGAACCGACCGCCTCATATCCATTATCGTGGCCTAGAGATATAACTTATTATAATCCTAAAATAGGTGACTATGAAGGTTTAGATGACGATAGATCTGAATCAGATTATGGTACTATTCCTGAAGATATCAAAAAAGCAACTTATGAGTTAGCACTTCATTTAATATCTAACATGCAAACTGCTGTAACAAATGCATCAGGGGCTAATAAAGTAACCGATTTAACGGTTGGCTCTATTAGACTAGCATTTGATATAGCTTCTGGAATTGATAATTATAAAGAATTACCAGATTCCATACTAAATATTGTTAGTAAATATTTTGATGAACAATTTGTTTCAAATAGTCGAGGTGTTAAAGTAAGTGGGGGTGCTTAATGAGCTTTAAGACACTTATCAATGATAATATAGTTAATGCATTTTCTTTAATTGGGGATTTAGCAGAAGATATACAATTTACAAATGTTAATGTTACAGGATATGATTTTAACACACAAACTGTAAATTCTTCAAGTTCAAATCCTATTACAATTAAAGGTGTTGTTATTAAAAGTTATAAAACTAATGATGACAACCCAAGAATAAATGCAGAACTTATATTAAAATCTTCTGATATTGATTCAAAAATATTAGATAATTACGATAGCGTAATTTTACATAATAAAACTTGGTCAATAAATAAATATGAAGACAATGGTTATGTTTTAAACGTTGAAATAGGAAGGGAGGTTTAATATGGCAACAATTTCACAATTGTTAACTTCTGTAGAAAACCTTTTTACTACTTCAAATTGGACTTCTCATAACATAAAAGCATTTCCTGCTAACTATCAAGGAGATATAAATGCTGATGAATGGGTTAGGGTAAATGTTTTACCTTTTTCATCAGACCTTATTTTTGCAAAAGAAGTAAAAGCTAATGGTCAAATTGTGTGTCAAATTTTTGTACCTTCGGGTAAGGGAATGAAACGTGCATATGAAATAGCTGATATTTTAAAAGCATTATTAGATAGGAAAGAAATTTCAGGGTATCTGCAAACAACTAATAGCTTTATAACAAACGTTGGAATTGATGAAAAGGATTCAGGTTTATATAATGTGAATTACACCGTCAATTTCATTTCAATTTAACCAATAAATATATAAGGAAAAAAAAATGGCTCTAATAACAAATATAGGTGCTGGTATTTTCACTACACTTAAGTTCAAAGCTGATAGTAGCTACACTTTACCAACAGATGACACAACACACCAGGCGTTTATAACTCCTAGTACAGGTGATTTTGATGGTGCAACTGAAGTTACTAATATCAGGGAATTTCCATCATTTGGTAAACCTGCAAATATTGTAAACGTTCCAAACTATGGACAATCTGTAAGTTCTCAAATTCAAGGACAATCAGATGCTCCAACTATGGAATTTACAGTAAACTATGTTCCAGGTGATCATGGTGCTATTCAAGCATTAGTTCAAGACGGAAACACATATGTGTACCAAATTGATGTTAAAAATGCTGAAACAGGTGATAACGCTGCATTTTATGTAAAAGGACAATTTGCTTCATTTGAAGTCTCTCCTAATTTGACTGATTCTAATCAGGCAACTATTACGATGAGTACTCAAGGTGACTATGTTGGCCCTTTTGCTGATTAATAAAATTTTTATGTTGGGGTGTAAAAGCCCCAGCATATTATTAGTATAAGGATAAAAAATGAATAATAATAATAATAAACCGTTCAATAAATATTATGTTTTAAGAATAACTTCATTACATATAAAAAAATCAATTGATACATCAATTAGAAAAACATATGAAAGATTAAAAGATGTAGAAAATAAAGCTGAAGTTTTCGAAACTTTAGATGTTCTACATAAAATTAGAAAATTAATGGAAGACTTTGAATCAAATAATAAACATTTATATAAAAAACCAGAAGAGGTAGAGAATGAAACACATAAAGATAATAGATATAAAGAAGAAAGTTCCGTTCATGGAACAGGAAGTGGAAATAAAACAACTGACAGTTAAGGGTGTTAAAGATTTACAAAAACTTTTAAACGCTAGTAAAGATGATTTATCTGGTGTATCTACCTTAAGTGCAATTTTTAAATCTACTGTAGTTGGGGCTGAAGACATGAAAGATAAAGATTTTGAGCAATTTCCAATACAAGCATTAACAGAGTTATCTAATCAAATACTTTTATATAATGGATTAGGTGCTAAAGACGATAGTGGTACTGAGTTGGGGAAGAAGAGTTAGCAGAATATGAAATTGCCCATCAATTAGGTGTTACTTTAGACACTATTTATAATATGTCTTCAAAAGAATATTTTGGTTGGATAAAATATTTTGAAAAAAGACCTTATGGATGGAGAGATGATCATAGATCTGCTATTATAGCTCAAACAACTTATCAAGGAACAAAACCTTTACGTATTAAAGATTTATTTCCTTCATTAAAAATGATGGAATATAGTAATAAGGAT